TTGTACCTTTGATAAAGTTAAACAGCGTGTCGTCGTCTAAATCAATTACTTCGTTCCAAGTTGGTTTGTTATATCCAATATTAAAACGAGCAGCGTCCACTTGCTGTTGATTACTTAATGTGTTGCCTGGCCCGTAGTATTTGTTGATTTCACTTGCCACTGTATCGAAGTTTGGTATTAGGCCGTCATTGTTAACAATGAAACCCGGTGCATACAACTTACCGTTCCAGTCTTTTGTTCTGCTACCTCGCCAAATAATACGATTATGCTTAATTCCCAATACTGGATCATAAATTAAGTCATCAAAGTTTGTTTCATTATCAATAACAAATGCATGTTCTAGTTCAACTCTATACAATCTTAGCCCATAAATTTCAACATTATCTCTTGACTCAACTGTTGTAACACCAGTTTCATTATCGATCAGATTACGTGTTATTGATAGCTTATTATTTAAAATTTGATATCCATTTTGGTTAATAACATTGAACTCGCCGTCAAACTTATTAGCAATATTACTAAAGTATCCTGGTTTTGTCTCACGTATTTCTATTTTACTAGTACTTGGAGTTGCATAATGTATGTCGTTGACATTGGCTGTTTCTGTCCACAAAATAGTGTTGCCCGCAGTACTATACCAATTTGCAACCCAACCTACTGAATTTAAATATTCACCATACCCCAGTAAGAAATCATATAATTCCTGATCTCCAGTTAAGATAGTGTTGTAATCCAGTGTGCTTACAATACTTTGGTATTGCTTGTATCTATAAACTCTTTTGTTTCCAACATTAACAATTATCTTGCTTGCAGTTTCATTTGGTTTATAATATGTAAAATACTGTAGCGCATTATCGTAACCATTTATTTTATAACCAGTAGACGTCTTTGTTATTTTAACTGCGCCAAAGAAAAGTTCTTCCTTAGGTTGGCTTGTATAAAGAATAGTATTAATATTTTCTTCTGGAATAACAACACGACCTTTGTCTTGACTGCTTTCTAAAATTAAACTTTGATTACTATTAACAACTCCTCCAGTTTTAATAATTGGATTATTACTATAATTGTTTAAACGTTCAATTAAACTATTCACATCTGTTCCGTTGCGATGCGAGTAGTTAACAATTGCGTTACTCAAACCATTAACATATTTCTGAACATCACTTAACAGCACTACGTCAAACGTTGCTGAACCAGTGTTTGGTACAATGCTTGGCTTAGTCTGATATCCGCCGCCTGGGTTAGTAACTGATACGGCAACAACTTCGCCGCCGCTAATTTTTGCTATTAATTTTGCACCAGTACCAAAGTTACTGTAAACTGATAACAATGGTGCACTGATATACCCGCTGCCGCCATTTTTAACTGTAACAAACTCAACAATATTATCAGCATATTTTTCATTAGTTAATGATACCGCTCGGTTATTACCCAATTGCTTTGTATCATCAAATGCCACTTGCACAGTGTTAAAATTAAACTCTGTTCTTTCATTGCTTCTAAAATAATCGTTTGTTATGCGTAATGGTCTTAATTTAGCCAATGCAGTAAATAGAGATATTTTATATTCTGAACTTGATCTCCAGACATTTTCAATACTGCCCCAATCACCAAATACAAATTCTTTAGCAGCATCGCTTGGTGTAGTTACTACACCTGCTGTAACTGGATCATTCAATACTGCAGAAGTTGTTACTAGTGTGTTGGTATCCCAATCATAGGCAGTATATGCATATGTTAGACTGTATTTTGGTGTCATTGCAGGATCATTATAATGACCAGTCTTTAATGCTGCAATAAGTGCTGTGCGTTTTCCTGCATTTGTCCAGCTATAATTGGTGTCCCACCAGACAGGTTTTGACATATATCCAAACATCTCCCAGGGATGTGTATGGGGACGATCAGTATTAAAATAATAGGTATATATGCCTCTCCAGCCGCCAATATTAGGTGCTACATCACTGTAGTTCCAGGTAAACTTATCACTAACATTATACTCATTAGCATCGTGCAATTCAGAAACGTCGTTTCTAACTTTCCATTTATTAAAGTCAGAGCGCAGTGCTGTTGTTAAATCATCCCAATCGTAAACTGTTACTCGATTTGCATTTGGCATAATGTGCTTGTAATCAACTACATCTGTAGAAACTAAGTTATTGTAAATGCGTGTTTCAAAGTCCCAAAGAACAGCATCTTCAATATTAAATCCAGCTTGATTTCTATTATAAAGCTCTGTACCTTTGCGAGCAACAATGCTGCCATCATGCCCATAAATGTAGCTTGCGTTTGTTAATGGGATTGAAGAATTTACCAAACCAAGTTTAACTGCACTTGGAGGAACAAAGCTTGAACTTGTTACTGGATACCAGCGAATTTTAATCAATGCTTGGCCATTGCCGTCAAAGCTAACACTGCTAGTTACTGTAACTTGATTTTCGCTTAGTGTATAATCAACATCTTTAACTAGGCTTCTCCAACGGAGGTTTCCACTACCGTCACTGTCTCTAACAAATACTTGAATATGATTTTTTGTATCATCATATGTGTTTACCGTGTGTGGTAAGTCAAATACTGGAGATATAACTGCAGTCCAACTACCAGATACTTCTTCGTAGTCTTTGAATTTTAACATATTACTGTTAGCAAAAACGTCTCTTGTATTTTTACCAATAGTGATACTTTTTAGTGCTTCGTCAACAAGTTCATAAACTGCTTTTGAGCTGTCCATGGTATTATGTAATTGAATACACTTTTGTATAAATTGCTTTTTAAAACTTGCATAACTGTTTGAAGCATGTTTTAAACTACTGAATATATTTGTGTCATTATGCATAACCAGTTGTGCTAACAACTCTGTACTGTAAGGCTGCTGTCTAATTGTTCCGCCAAATTCATGAATACTTGGTAAGTTTCTATAATTATTAACACCAAAAAAGTTTCCACTAAGCCCTGGTATACCATTGATTTGTGACTTCATGTGTGATAGAATATCACCAAAACTTGCTTGTGTTAAAAATTCATTTTGTGGGTTCAACACATGAACATCAGCTGGCAAATCAACGCCGTCACTGTCAATAATTTTGTCATCACTAATCCAAGTTACATCAAAAACGTCATCAGTAGCATACCCGCCAGTAATGGTTATTTTTTGGTTTGCCAGTGTATATGAAGTAAAGTCCACTCCATTTTTTGTTACGTTTATATTGGACTGACTGTCAGCGTTAACATATACCAATCCAGTAACAGTGTTGTCACTAGCTAGACGGTATCTAAAAACTTTTGGAGTAAATGCAGTGCCAACAACAAGCGTAAACGTGTTGTTGGTTGGAGCGCCAACTGTAACATTAGTTAATGCACTGCCGTCAGTGTTTACAAACTCAATATCAGTACTATCAAAATATGTAGTAATGGTATATGTTTTATTTTTTTCAACAAACAATGCAGGATTTAATCCGTTTATACGAGTGTTATGTAGATTTCCGCCTTGATATACTTCTAATTTGTTGTTTCTTTTGGTAAATCTCAATACATTGTCAGTACTGATATTATTGGTACCTAAATTAATTACAATTGGCTGAGTAGAGTCTTTGACAATTTTTTGCGCATGTTTTTTAACTGGCTGACCGCCTCTGATCTCAACCCAACCATTGTGGTATTGATTGTTGTCTAATTTTTTGTAATAGTAGTACCCTGGTATTTCAGTAATGACACTTGCATTTGTATTTTCAGGATTGTCAGTTGTGTTTCTATTATTGTACGTATAACGTACACTTCCAAGTCCGATATCAAAACTTAATCCTGGCTCATTGCCGTAGTCTACATAACGTGGACGAATGCCAAGTGCTAGGTCTTCTTCTGTGCTATTGGAAGTTCCGTATTTGAAAATAAAGTCACCAACAAAATTGCTGTTGGGATATGCCACTTGGTTATCTAATTTAACACTGCTGGTATCATATAACTGGAAAAGTATATTGTCACCACGTGAATTTTTTTGTTGACTATACACCCAAGCACTGCCATCCCAATGCCATTCACTACCACTATAAATGTTGTTTGGATAGCTTTCTCCAAAAACATTATTATAACCAATACGAACGTTAACTCCATCACCAACATTTAGTGCAGTTGATGTTGGACCATAAATTTCAGTTAGTGCACTAACAAAACCACCACTTATTGTAACAGTAAAAATTCTATTATTGTATGCGGCGTTTGTGGCGTTTAAAAATAGGATTGTATCACCATCAATCAAATCACGTGATTGTATTGGTGACCAATAAATTCTATTTTCTGAATAACTTGGATTACGTGCTTCAGTGTGGGTTTTAATACAATTCCAATATGTTACAACGCCATTGGAATTTAATTTAACATGATCACCATATTCGTAACCAGTTGTTGTCCAAGTTTCTGTAACAGTATAACTTGCTAAGTCAAAAGGACTACCAATAATTTCTGTTGCTGGGTCATTGATGTTGTCAAAAATATGAGTCACACTACCCAGGCTTTGTGTAGCAAAATTATATTTTTCAATATTGGCACGGAATTCAATAATAGGACGAATTCCACGAAATTTGTCAAGTAAGAAATCAGACGACTCAACACCAACATAATCACAAATTGCGATTGCAGTTTGTTCATGTATCCATAAATTACGTCTACTCCACGCACTTTGATCTGCAGTATGTCTCTGCTCAACAACATATTCTCGACCGTATACTTCATATTCAGTCATGTTGTATGTTGGGTAAACAAAGTCAGAATCTGAACCGTTCCACTGGCTGGGCTCCTGTGAACCATAAATTGTATCATTAAACCACACTCGTTTGCCATAGTTGGAGGTTCCAGCATTTTCAAACTGTTTGGTAAATGCAATCGATGTACCAACTCCATCAACAATAAACACATCATTAACTGGATAATCGCCAGTACCAGTAACATTAGCACCAGTGAATCTAATACGCATACCATTTTGTAGCTCTAATGTTTTTCCATTTGACAAAACAGGAGTAGTGTAGTATACTGACCCTACAATGTCACTAATGGTGATAGGATCCGCAACAGTTGCTACGATGTCGCAGACTGGCAAAAAGTCTACTAACCAAAAATAATGGTGGTAGTTGATAAACATATCATAATTGATTGGCAAATCAAGTGTGTAACCTGGTTCGTTAAAAATACGATTTGTGTTAGTAATGTCAACTTCATTAAATTTTAAAATGTCTAAAAAGTCATCATAAGACATTGCTTGTGTGATGTCATTAGAATTATTACGAACAACACTTCCAGGAACAAATTGATAACTATCGCTGTTGCGCTGGTCACTTAAGAAAGTTTCGTTAGGCTTTCTATTTTGTATATTTCCTGTAAAGTAGTTTGCAGCTTCCATGCTACCAGAAGACATCAGCTGTTCTAGGGTACTACTTAAAAAACGTTTGTTAATGCTAGTTTGAAAAATTGCAGGAAGCAACTCAATAGTGTTTCTAGTACCTACATATTCTAAACTTTCGCCTGGTCTAACCGTCTTTTTCGCTATAACTGGTTTTGCATGATATTGTGTACTCATCTAATACTAACTCCGGTGTTGGCTGCAATTGTTGTAGGGTTGAATGCTACGCTTTTATTAACAGTAATATCACTAGTTGAAATTACTGGTAAAAATAATTCATCACTGTCACTAATAATTTCAAAAAGCGCATCAATACTTGCTTGGTTGTCAACAGGAGCAATATTTATTTGCGCTACTTGACCAACTGTGTTATTGTGAATGTACGCTGCTAGTTCAGTAAAATAAAATGTTTCTCCAAAGTCCCAGTTATCAATACTAAAATATTCTTCAATTAAACGAATAACTTCTTGTTTAATTTCAGTGTCACTAAGTGAGCTATTGGTTGTTTTAGTTACAGTAAATCGTGCTTGTAACTCACTGGATGCTAAATTACCAAACAGAATTTTGTATTTTACTGGTCTGTAAATAATTTGATCGCTTATTGACTTTTTTGTTTCCAAAGTCTTAAACAAATCATTTAATTCTGATATTGTTGGTGCTGGTGGCTTAGTATAACTTCTTCCATCATATTGTGCCCAAGTTCTAAAATCATTCTCATAAGATGTTAACAGGACATATGTGTCAATAATATTTGTTGTTGCAGGATCAATAACTTGATTTGTGTCTGCTATTCTTGTATATTTTGATTTTAGATTCTGGCGGCCCAGAACAGTTCTTGTCCCGTCATCGTCTCTAACTGTATAAGTAAATCCATCAACTGTGGTGCTTCCAAGTTTAATTGTGTCAGTACCAACGATATCATGGAATGCACTAGGTATAATTGGATACCCATTATTGTTTGGAGAAGCCAGTGTAAGTCTAATTTTATACGGATCAGTATAGCCGTCTGGATATGTAAAATACCCAAAAGCGTTCATCTTATAATTAGATCCAAGTGGAATGTTATTTGTTAGAGATTTAGAATTAATGTTTAGTATCTCGATATTGTCCATGCTTGGCTTCAGTGTTTCGCTACTGAATGTTTCCTGGAAATTTAAGTTACTAAATTTAACTTGTTCATCACTTCCAAATATATAACGTGTTTTACGAGTAATAATTTCCCAAGCAGTTGATGTATAATTTACACGTATAATCCAACTGTTATCCAATCCTGTTCCGGTTGTGTCGCCTTCGTATTCACGACTCCAGTTAACTGGATCATTATTTACTAGCGAACTTGTAACAAGGTTATTGCCTTCAACAATTTTCCATTCTTGGTTAGCAGCATCATAACGAAGACCAAAACTGTTGTTATTTGCTAAACGATTAAACATAACAGTTTTTAGTGCACTGGTTAAGTCATTACTCCAACTTGGAACAATTCTTTTGATGCGGGCACCGCTTGGAATGATTCCATTAATACTAATACTGCCACGATTAAGTAAATCAATACCAGTCTGGTTACCAACACTGTCGTCAATACCCAAGCCATTATTGTAAACTCCAGTAACTCTTGCCCATTTTGTATCTGCATTTCCTATAACTGGTACTGCAGCCGCACCAGTGCCGCCGCCACCGCTAAATGTAATACTAGTATTGCTATCATAATTAATGCCGCTATTACTAATACTAACACTAATAACTGTTCCACTGCCATCAATATTTGCAATACCTGTTGCACCAGTCCCAACACCTGCAATAGTAACAGTTGGGGCAGTTACATAGCCACTGCCGCCATTTAAAATTTGTATTGATGTTATATAACCATTTTTATAATTAGGAGTAATAAACTCAACCAATGAATTCACTGTAATTTTGTCCATTGGTGAAATGCCACTTGACCCAATACGCTGCACAACGGCAGTATCGTTAGTAATATAGCCTGTACAAGTGTTTGAACCTTTTGTGACTTGATTCCAACGGAATGTATTAAGTGCTGAGTTGTCAAGATTATAATACACAATATTACTGGTGGTGTCAGAATATTGCACGTATGGATCATAACTACCACTTGGTCCATAAAAATGTCTATTATAATAGAAATTTTTGACTTCTGGATTGTCTAGCAATGGTTTAATAAATCTATTATAGATCTGTTCACCATTTAGTGTGGTAGGCAAACTGATAATATTACGTGACGCAATGTCTTCTCTATAGAGATAACCATCGTCAATAAAGTTTATTGCATCACTATAACTGCCGGTTGGATCATTAAAATCTCTAAAGCGACTATGCCCGCTGTGTACACGATTTATACTTTTAATTTTACGAATATTTTCACTAACAGTTAATGGAAAAATACTGTAATCTTCTGCTGTTACTAGTCTATCCTGTGTGCTAAAGAATCGTCCTGCGTTGTCTTTAATACTTTGTAGACTTTCACGTTCACTGGCATTGCTTACTGTGCTTTTTAAGCTTGCTGTAAAGCTGGCATTGTATGTGTTGCCGTCCAATCCTGTGTAACTAAAAGTGTAGGTTACTCTGCCAAAACTTTCAGGATTAATTACATAGCTTAAATTTAAACCAGTGCGATACCAAACACGTATAATTCCACGTGGTATGTTTCCAAAGTTACCGTCACCAAATACAACACTAACCTGGTCGTTTTCTCTACTGCTGACAGTAAAAATATTTCTAAAGTTGTTTGCTGCATTATTGTAAATTGAGTTTAGTCCAAATATTCTATCAACTTGATTCCAATTAGTAATAACTCCGCCCACTTCATCAATTGTTTGTACCCAAACATTACCATTAGCAATATTATTGTCATTGATGTCAATTACAAGATTTGGTAATCCTTCTGTGATTTCAAAGTCTTTAAATGACAGTGAACCTTGTTTAAAGCCCAAAAAGAAGCCTGTATTAGGACTACTAAAACCGCCATTGTCATTACGATATAAAATATCAAGTGCACCATATGGATCTGGTGTTTTTTCTTGCAAGCGATTTAATCTTTCATTATAATGAACACTGTGAATACCAAATGTAGCTCTTGCACCACTAATTGTGCCATTAAACTCATAGTTTACAGGTGCATTTGTACTTTTTGTTCTGTAAATTTCATTGGTGGTACCATTGCGTATAAATCTAGAATGCGGTGAACCAAATTGATTACTAGCCATGAATATTGCATTCATTACAGTTAGAAAATTTTGATATGCTGCAGGATCAGTTACATCTTCAAATTGTAAATCCACGTTTGAAAGACTATTTCCATCAACGTCATAAATTGTCTCGTTTGTCTTAATACTGTCTATTTTTAAATACCCATTACTAACTACGTTCCGTGTTGGAGTATAGCCTAAAAACTCTGCAATACGGAGAGCACTGTCTCTGCGCTCTGCTGTGCTTAAATAATTTTCACGTGAGTTGAGGTCGTTACGGAAGGCTAGGTTATGGCCCAAGAATGCCATGAGTTCCAGCAAGCTTGTAAATTCACTTGAGCTGATCCAGTCGTTAAAATTTTCTGGATAGTTGATATCAATATACTCAACCATTGCGTTTTTAATAGTGTCAAAGTCATATGCTTTAAAGTTTGCTTGTGCAAAACTTTCATAGACTACACTAAAATCTTCTGCCGCAAATAAACTACTCTGTCTTGCACCTTGTGCCATTATTCCGCCTCACTTGTATAAGTTAGATATAGGTCTTCTGCTGTACCAGTATCATCATAGATTACACGTACTCGTATATCAAGTTGATGGTCTACTGGTTTTGTTAAATTAAGACTTACAAATCTCCATCTTGGATCACTGTTAATAATACGCTCAACATCTTCTTTTGCAAGTATCTCTGTTCTTGCATCAAGTGGGTCAAAAACCAATTCATGAAGTATTGAACCAAAATTTGGGTTCATTACTCTTTCACCTCGACGTGTATAGAAATGGTTTAGCAAATCACGCAAGGCTAGATCCTTGTCAGTGAGTACTGCATTAATTGTATTTCTGTCAATTGTGCTATATCCAATATATGTTACCATAATAATATTTATCGCATAATTAACTGATACTTTTTAGATTTTAATGGTAAAACGTATAATATCGCCCGCCGTTAGATCTTTTGTTATGGTAACTACGTTATTGGTAATAGTGAAATCAAAATAATGTTGTATTTGTTCTCCGTTGATTTCTACTTTTAATTTTTCTACTGGTTCCATACTTGGTGTTTGCAAAAGCGTAAAAACTTTTGTTGTACTGTACGTATAATTTTCTATAACAAGTGTTTTTTCATATTCTTTAGCTATACCACGCTTAATACCTTCTGGTGTTTTAGGTAAAAATCGCAATGTTTCAGCATAATATGCAAATCTAGCACGTGCTAGTTGTTCTAAGGTTAGTGAATTCAGTTCATTTTTGTCACGCATCTCAAATATGCCAGTTTGACGCATCCAAGCACGATCTTTATTTTTTCCGTAATCAGCAAGTTTAATAATGCTTGCTGCTCTTAAACAAAAAACTTTGTTAAAATTGCTTCGTTTAATCATACTAGCAACTGTACTCCAGTCTTTTTCAACTACATAATTTCTAAGTTCATATGTTCCTTCTGGTGCGGTTACTGTTAATATATTTCCATTGATAATAAAATAAAGTAATAACCCATCAAAAACACATTGTGCTATAGACTTAATGTTTAACGTTTGAAGCTGTTTTATAAATGTTCGTTGATTGGTCTGAAAGTCTTTGATCCAGATATCATATGCTTCTTGTTCTGTGATACCACGTTCTGCTGTACCAACATCGTACCCAAAACCATCATATCCATTATACCGTGACATATTAAGTGTTACTAATTTGATAGTATCAGATGCACTTATATCGTTGAGATTTATTTCTGTATCAATGTTTTCCTGATCTTTAACTATAAAGTCAGTCCAATCAGTACTGAATCGAGAAGCAATATTTGTTAAAATCATCTGCGTCTGCCTCCACGGCCGTTTTGCGGACCAGAGCTCGATGGTGTACTGCTTAAACTACTGCTTAATGAAGAAACGTCATAATCTTTTGCTGTGGTTTGTCCGCTGGTCGGCGCTTGCGCTGCAACTGAAGTACTTGCTTGTGCAAGATGTCCACCCCAGGGTTCGTGCTCTGGCACTCTTGGGTTAATACTTTCTTTTACACTTCTATTTGCTGCCAAACTTCCACTTGTAGGCCCAACTGCTCCCAAAGCTTGTGGACCATTCAGGTCTAATATACCGTCAGTACTAATTCTACCATAACCACCAGCTCGTAGTTGTAAATTTAAATCAGTGGTTAAACGTATGTCTTTGTTTGATTTAAACTGCATAGGACCCGTTGCGGATTCAGCCTGTATACCCGCAGCGCCACGTGCTTTAATATTAAACGTGTCTGCATCTAAATTAATATCACCTCCTGCGTACAAGTTAAAGTCTTCTTCTGCATGATAGCTTATACTACCAGCAGCATATATATCAACATTTCCTGAACTGTCCAGTTGTATCCAACTACTGCCATTTTGATTTATAACATAAACAATACCAACTGTATCATTAAATAGCATTTGTGCGCCGCCAGCACTGCGAAGCCTTAACAAGTTATTATTTCCAGCTTCTCTTGCTTGGTCGGGTACATAGTTTTCGCCTTCTTTATATTCTACTGTTCCGTCATCCATTACTAGGCTGTGTCCGCCTGGTGTTAGAAATCCTGCCACATTTGTTGGCGATTCACGTCTCGATCCACTACTGCCCAATCCACGGGCTGGATCTAAACCAATACCCTGTTCTGCAATAGCATTTGCTACTGGATGTCGTCTTCTTACATTGCCTTCTTGTGTTGCGCCTGGATCAATGCTTGCCCCAACACTGTCTTCATCTTCAATCTGCGATGCTGGAAGTCCTGGTATTGCACTGTTGCGACCAGTTGCTGGCAAGGACCCTAGTAAAAATCCAACATTGTCGTCTCCAGTAAATGCTACCAATACTTCAGTACCCGGTGCTGGTGGTGGAAAACTTGCGCCATAAGATACTGTAGTGTCTCTGCCGCTAATACTACCGCCAAATGGTGATATTGTTCTTACTTTTTGAAATTGGTGTCTTTGATCTCTGGTGTCACGTTCACCAAACGTTTGGTGGCCAACTAGTTCAACCCAGATTGCTCCGCCGTAATCTTCGTCAGCAACGTCAACCACTTTCGCCAAAAATACACCATTGGACATGGTGAAGCCAGCACGATCTCCGCTCTGATAAATGGCAGGTATACCTGACGAATCTCTATTGGTACCTGTAAATCTGTTTGCCTCTTTAGACATATTGTTTCCTTAACTGTTATACATATTCACTAGCCAGCTTGGCGGTGCATGTCCTGCAGTGCGGCCTGAACCGCCCCAGTATGGGCCTGCGCCACTGCCAAGATTGGCGTATCCTGATGTACGTGAAATATCATAATGGAACGCTGTACCACTCATATATAGTCCACTACCGCTACCATATGCTGGATTGCCGATGCCAACACTTGGTGTTAGTCCTGCACTGCGTGTTGCGGTCAAATAAGACTGTGTATAGTTTTGAATAATTGCTAAATCCGACGGATTTTCCACACTTAACAATCTTCCGTTTGAATACAGTGCAACGTCTGCTGCACTACCATTGTGTCTTCCACTTGGATTGCTACCACCGCCTCTGACTCCACTAGTTACAACCGCAGTTACACCTGCTTCTTGTGCTGCTTGATCAAGTGCTGATAGTAACTCAGGTCTTAGACCAGCCGTGTCGCCACTGACAACACCAGTATCGCTACCTGTTGCAGTTGAATCAACGATAGTTGAGTTATCTTCTGGTATTTGATTGCCAGTAACGTCATCTATTCCGTCGTCATTGTTGTCAGTATAGCGTTGTTGTAAGTTTCTTCTATCAGCATTGGCTATTCTACCACTTAACAGTTGTTCTATCATCATGGGAACGTTGGTTACTACGTCTCTAAAACTTGTCAGTGTTTGTTTAAATTCGCCTGCGCTGTATGTTGATGTTACTGTCAATACACGGAATAAAGCAGTAATAGTAAAGTTGGTGAAGCTTTGATTAATAAATCCGTCGTCGCCTTCATATGTTGGAAAACGTACATGTAAGAAGTATCCAACTCCGCCTCTGCTATAGTTAGCTTGATTAGTGTTTGACGCACTTACGCCTTTGGGTCTACCTAACCAATACGGGTCTCCACGTATTTCAATACGTTGATTTACCATGCTTTCAACAGCATTTAAATTTAACTCAAGCGCACCTAGCATTGCAGTACCCACGTTATCAGAAAGGTCTGCGCCACTTGCTGCTAAACTATCTCTGACACTTCTGTAATCAAAATTCATTGATTTTCCTATACTGTCAAGTCGTTGCGAGTTTGCAAAAACGTCGCTTTGTGTGATGTACTGTTGTGCTGTTGTTGATAGATTTGCTCGTGTACCACGGCTTCTTTCTGCCAACTCCTGTGTTGCTTCAAATGCTGTTTCAGCATTGTTTATTAATTGTGTAGAAAGAAACCGCTGTCTACCTAAAATAACGTTTCTTTCGGATTCAAGACGAGTAATAAGGTCCAAGTCGTTTATGCCACGTCTGGCAAGTGCAGCTTCACGCTGATCTCCAATTTGATCAAGGCGGCGATTTAGACTTCTTAATTCTTCCTGTACTGCTCGATAGGAATTTCTAGCTCTTACTGCATTGGCTTCAGTGGTAGATAATCCGTCAAAATATCCGCCCTGTCCTTCAATTGCGCCGCCATTTATAGGCTGCAGTGAAAAAAATGTATTGTTAAAGGTTAAATCTAAATTCAATACTTCAGTGTTTAGGCCAGTATATGTGTAATCAAATCTCTTCTTTAAGAAGCCGTTTCTTAAAATATTATCGATTCTTACAGTTTGTAGATTTCTGTCAGTGTTTAGCTCTGAGAAACTAACAGGATCATGCAATCCTTCAAGGGTAAGATACGGTTGAATATTATATGTAATTTGTTTCTGATATTGTCTTGATAAAGGATCAAATTCTTTATACTCTACTTCAGTAGTAAATGAAAACCAGCTTATCATTTCAGCTAATTTTGGCGCTTCTGCGGTACCAGAATCCGGATTGTCTTTTGCAAATTGACCGTTACCAACTGGTATCTTTTTAAAATTTCTAGTTTGTAATACTGCCGCTGCAATAGCTGCTGTAATAGAAGTACCAGCTTTTAAGTTAAATGTTATTGTTCCGCCTGCTGCTGACATACTGATGTTTCTAGATTCTTGAATTTGGTCTCCAATAATTTCATCAAAGTCCCAGCTTTTCCAACTACTTGCTTCTTCTGTTGTACCAAAAACATAAAGCGTAGGGTATAACTTACTTAAAGTAAGTGAAGTTTGCTTAACAGTTTCGTCATTTACTTTTTGTTCAAAATTTGTTAAAAAATCACCAAAGTTACTAGCTATTACAGTAATATCTGATCTTAAATGATACTCAAGTCTGTTATATGCTTCTTGATGAGTTTCGGCAAAAGATACCTGATATGTAGTAGCACTGTCGCTGTGTCTAGTTTGGAAATTAGTTATAACTGTCATATAATAATATGGACCAACAATTTCTGATACAGGATTACCAGTTGAGTCCCAACCACGGAAGTTAAGTTCTAACAAATAAGTAGCTTCAGCATAATTTTCAATTCCTAACTCTTGTGCAGCTAAAATTATTCTATTGAACAGAGTGAATCCTTTTGCTTCTACTAGCGTAATATCAAATGTATTTGCAACACTGCTTCTGTTTTGTTTAACAAAGGTAAGGGCGTTAGACTGTATCACTGTTTCAATACTAATTTCATTTTCAACACCACTTTCAGCAATCGTAATATATGTGTTTCTGTTTAAATTTTCTTCAAAATCTTGTGCAGCTTGTGGGTTTACCATGTGTATAGCCCAGCTATATGTATAGCTATCAAAACTGTTTAATACGTTATCTTCATATAAGCTTTGACCGCCGCCAGTATTAAAATTTCCTTCATTACCGATTAATTCTCTAGCATCCTCTGAAGTTTCCACTGGCAATGCATCGCTATCTGGTACAAAATCTTCACTGGGAATTATTGCTTCACCATTCCAATTTAATAAATTTCTCTGACGTTCAGCACGCCACTGTGCAATACCAAAAGCCCCTTGACCACCACCTGCTGAATTAAAAGCAGCGGGGTTTAAACTAGGTGTGCTTTCTGCCATAAGATTACCCACAATACCAGAGGCTTGAGCAGGATTAAATCCTTGACTTATCAAATAATTGTATGACGACCTAACGTTAGAACTGATAGATCCCAGCGTCCCATTTTGTGCAGCATTAAACACTTGGTTTGCATAATTGATCCTACCATTGAGATTACTACCACCAGCTCTTTCAAATCTTCTTTCAAATAATGTTGCTGCATCACTAATACTAAGACTACTGCTATTCCAACTACTATCAGTAATTAGATTTCCACCGTTACTTGTTCCCATTTCATGAACAAGAAAGTCTAACTGTGCTTCTAATGACGGCGTGGTGCTAGGAGGTGTTGTCATTAACTAACTCCAGTTGCAACCTGCTTACTGGGTACAACAATAACTTTACCAGCAACAAAGTCATTTATAGGATCTTCAATTACTTCTCTATTATAATGAACAAATATCCACCAGTATCTGCTGTTACCATATAAGTCATATGCTAACAAATCAGGACGTCTGTTGTATCTATTTCCTATGCGTATTTTTTTAGTTTCTTGTGAAAGTGTGTCAAGTGTAAGTTTGGGGTTATATACGTCTAGATATTTTCTGTTAATTTTCGTTGTTGAATAATTACTTGAATCACGATAATTTGCCATTAAATAAATCCTCCGCTATATAGACTACCACTAACAAACTGGGTTTTACTAAATTGCGTTTTTTGTTTTGCAGGGTTAACTGTTACCAATAAGTCAAGTGCAATTGTTTGTATTGCTGGTAAGGAGACACCATTGAGCTCAACTAAGTCAGTGTCACTTTGATAAGGTATACTAACGTTTCCAACCACAACTGGAACATTGTTAAATTGTGTTGCACCAAAACTACTAAACCTTAGTACAGGAGGTGGCGTTCCAGCTGTTGGTGTAGACGACACATCGCCTAGCCCGTAAAACATTTTTGTAACACTACGAAGGAAATGTATTACACCCTGTGTATATGCGTGTTCTTCTGTAGTAACATTACTAAATTGTGCTGTAACTTGAATTGTAGGACTGGGTGTATTTCCGTATGCATAAGTTGTATAGTTTGTGTGTGTTAAATTATAGGGAGTATAATTTACACTTTGGTTATAAATGATATCAGGTTGGTTAGGAAAAACTATACCACTTGTTCTTTGCAGAACATTGGCTGGGCCTGCAAAATACAAGCCGCTTAGTGAAATTAACCTAGCTCTACTGCTATCACTTACGCTCATTTAGTTTGTCCTTGATAAATTCATACATTTTAGGATTAAACGCACCAAAAAAGTCTGCAAATGCTGCTTGTCTTTGTTTTTCGTCTAGACCTGGCATACGCATTGCGTTTCTAAATGTGGTTGCACTACGGCCGTCATCCTTAACAGGAACAGTATAAATGTAACCTGCTTCGTCACTTGACAACAGTTCTTCATTGTCGCTGTACATTTTAAAATAATTTCCTGGTTGAAGGCGGCCGGCGTCTTTTTCACTAAACACAACCAATACTGCAGTATTATTTGGGTCTTTTCCTGTCGCTGCAATATCAGGTCTGTAAGGCATGGTGTTAATAATATTGCTTAACGGAATGTTAAACATTTTATTCATAATCATTTTCTTTTCGTCAAATGTAAATGGATCTTTTTCTGGCGACGCATTTTTGCCAACAGTTGTGGCGATAAATACATTATCGGAACCAAACTTACGAACAAGGTCCATGTAAACTTGAAAATGTCCACTATGCATAGGTTGGAATCTTCCGCCATAAAAAACGGCGATGTCATTTGCTTTTGCTTCAATAAGTTGTGAATATCTCATGGTAATCTCCTGTACAACTATTTATTGTTTTATAAAGTACTAATTTAACTTGTTGACATTTTTAAGAATAGTGTTATATTGAAAAGGATTTAAAGGATTTTTTAATGAGGAAACAAAATTATCTCAATAATAAAGATATGTTAAAAGAAATACACAAAAGTAAAATGACATATTGTTATTTGTTAGATGACGAGTATGAACGTTTTGATATTATTGTTGAAGATTACAACGATATTTTCAAGCCAGAAATTATAAAACAAGCTAGAGAAAATCGAGCACATCAACTAAGTGCAGAAAATTATGAACAGGCTTACGTAGAATGGCAAAAGGATGGTAGGCGTGCTAAAGACAAGCCAAAGCAAGCCGACACACGTGTCAGTCCAGAAGATATAGATACTGATAGCTTAGTTTATCGAGTAATGACGTACGAGCATGTACCAGCAGAACCAAAGCGCAAGACAAGTCCTAAAAATGAATCAGACATTCATAGCAAAACAAATTTCCCACCGTTTAAACACTATTCAATTATAAACGGAGAAATGAAAGAAGTAGTGCGAAGTCATTGGGAAGGCGGGTTAGACAATGGAAAGTTTAACACACAGCATGGAACCACGACAAACGAACTTGCCAAAATGTATATTAAACTGTGTGAAAGATATAGTATGCGCAGCAATTGGCGTGGGTACACTTATGTAGATGAAATGCGTAGTCATGCACTACTACAATTAAGTCAAATCGGTTTAAAATTTAACGAAGCAAAAAGCCAAAATCCGTTTGCATATTATACGGCTGTTGTAACAAATAGTTTTACTAGAATATTAAACTTGGAAAAACGAAATCAAAACATACGTGACGATTTACTACAGGAACACGGATTTAATCCTAGCTTTGGCCGTCAGCTTGATCATGAAGCATCAGAAAAAGCCAAGTGGGACGACCAAATAGAGAGAGAACGTAAAGAAGCAACTGGAACTAACTTTTAGTTGACTTATCAACAAGTTAGTTATATTTTAAACTTATGACATTTTTTAATCGAGCGGCGTGTTTTACCGACATTCATTTTGGTAATAAAAACAACAGTAGACAACACAATGATGATTGTGAAGAATTTGTAGATTGGTTTATTGAAAATAGCAAAGACTGTGAAACCTGCATATTCCTAGGTGATTGGCATCATCATCGTGCTGGCGTTAATGTTAGTACACTTAACTACAGTGTGAATAATGTTCGCAAATTAAGTGAAAACTTTGAACGTGTGTATATGATTATGGGCAACCATGATCTATACTATCGAGAAAAGCGTGACTTAAATAGCTTGCCCTATGCTGGTTTGTTTAGTAACGTAACACTTGTTGAAGATATATTGATACAAGATGGGGTGGCGCTTGTCCCATGGCTAGTGGGCAATGAATGGAAAAAAATTGATAAAATAGAAGTTCGATATATGTTTGGACATTTCGAACTTCCGTATTTCAAAATGAATGCCATAGAAATG